TGGTACAAAATAGAACCAGTCTGGGCAAAATACAAAGACGGTTATCTTGCAGAAGGCGACGAAAACGAGGGACGCTATCTGCCTATGTTCATTGCGGAGGATGTAGAAGAACATTTTCCACAGGCAGCTACACATGCGAACAATCGGATAGAAGACTGGAACTACCGTATGATGATCCCAGCAATGTTCGCAATGATTAAGCAACAAAAAGTTGAAATAGATAGTCTTAAGCAAGAGATTCAAGAAATTAAAAAGTTGATAAGGAAGGAGTGATTGCATGGAATCATTAAAGACCGATGTACTAAGCAATTTGGCAAGTGCGGAAGAATTAGCGGACACCGATTTGATACCGGTCGGAACGGGTAGTGGAAATGCATTGAAAAAACTTACAGTTGCAAATATGATTACTTGGTTGAAGGAGAAACTGGGTCTCAACGGGTATATCACAACATCAAGCTTTAGTTTACCTTTTACACTAAAAAATGGTGTAGCGACCGTATCTCACGATATAGCAAAATCGCATCCTAATCACACACCACTAGGAATTGTGAGATGTAGTTTTTCAAGCTCTTATCTAACATTGACAGGATATAACATAACTAATGACAATATGAATCTCACTATAAGAGATGTGGCATCGCCAACGACTTCGAGCGCAACCGGAAAAGTATATTTTACAGTAATATACGTTAAAAAATAAAAGGGAGGTACATATGGAGATTAAAGGTATTGACGTATCATCTTATCAAGGAAAACCAGATTGGCCAAAAGTATCGAATTCTGGAGTTAAGTTTGCAATATTAAGAATCCATCAAAAATCTGGAGTCGATACATCTTTTGAACACAACTACAAGGGCTGTAAATCCAATGGAATTCTTATTGGTGGATACAAGTACAGCTACGCTTTAACACCGGCACAGGCAATTGACGAAGCTGAGGACGTGCTTTCCGTTCTTGGTGGTCGTGGACTTGATTTTCCAGTATTCTATGACCTTGAATGGAGTCAGCAGAGAAGCCTTGGCAAGCAAGCTATCGAGAATGTTGCAATAGCGTTTCTGATCAGAATCAAGAAAGCCGGTTATAAAGTCGGAATTTATTGTAATCTCGACTGGTATAATAATGTTCTGACAGATGCTCTCAAAAAATACGATTGTTGGATTGCTCGTTATCCGGCAAGCGACAATGGTTCTGTGCAGGAAAGATTACGTCCGAATGTCGGTGTAGGCTGGCAGTATTCCAGTAAGGGAAAAGTCTCAGGAATCAGTGGAAATGTTGATATGGATGTGTTCTATACAGATTATCGGACGGAACAGAAAGGAGAAGTAACAGTGACAAAAACAAAATTACAAAAATTCACAGACCTCGGTGATTATTACGCAAACAATGGCGGCAATAAACCGTATCTGGAAAAACGCACAAACGCTTATCTTGATGATTTCCAGAAAAATGCCGGATATAACAATTACACCAAATTTGCCCGTGATGTAGATAATTGGGGACAGCCGGGATGTCAGGGACAGCCATGGTGCGCAGAGTTCCAGTTCTGGAAATTAGTCAAAATTCTCGGCATTACAAAAGCGTTGCAGATTATGGGCGGCGGTTTCTATAATTGTCAGAGCATTACACAGTGGGCGAAGAAAAATGGTACATGGCACAGCACGCCAAAAGATGGAGCACTTGTTATCTTCCGTGATGGCTCTCACATCGGATCTGTCCGCTCTTATAGCAATACGTACATCTACACCAACGAAGGAAACACTTCAAGTGCAGCAGGAGTCATTGCAAACGGCGGATCCTGCCGAAATAAACGCTATCTTCGCAGTGATCCGGTAATCGACGGCTATATCTGGATTACATGGGGAGATGAGAAAACTTCTACAGAGACATGGAAAGCAACCGGCACGGTCACATCTACAGTTGATGCCCTGTACATCCGCGAGGAACCGAATGGTTATGTCCTCGGACAGATCAACAAGGGAAATCGCGTAGAAATTAACGGTGAGAAATCCGGTATGTGGACGAAAGTCAAAGTTGTTGGAATCGGCATTGGATGGGCGGCAACTAAGTATTTGCAAGTTGACGGAGCTGAAAACAAACCGACTACAATCACCAACAAGCAGAACAAGTCGCAGCGTCTCTTTGTCGGAAAAGTATCTGCGGCATCTACGGTTGTACGCACGTGGGCCGGTGGCAACTATCCGTCTATTAAGAAATGGCCTAAGCTTGTGAGAGGCAACCTTGTTGACGTGATGAATTTCACTCAGAAAGCAACAAACGGTGCTTCATGGCACTATGTCCGCATTGCAGGCAAGTACTACGGATTTGTGGCTGCAAAAGATATTTGCAAAGTGTAACAAGTGTGATATAATAAATATACCATAATTCAACTCCTCCCCAGAGTTTAAGCATGGACTCAAAAAAAGAGATGGTCTGTTTCTTCCTTGACAGACCATCTCTTTTGCTTCACTTAATAATGTATTCCCAATATTGATTTTTAATATCCGCATATCCGTTCTTACGAATCAACACTTTATCCCCGGAAAACATCGTAAAATCAGAATCCAGCTTTTGCACATAATCCATGTTTACAACAAATGACTTATGACAACGCAAAAACCGTTTATCAAGGTAAGGCTCAACCGACTTTAAAGTTGCATACATACTGTGCATAATCCCGTTCGTGCAATGAACAAAAACTTGCTTATCCCGTGCTTCGAGGTACTCGATTTTGTTCAATGGAATCCTTATAATGCAATCTCTGTGTCTGATTGTGAGCATCTTGTGTTTCATATCACTCAAGGTATTGTCAATCATAGAAAACATTCTTCCGTGTTCATTTCCCTTGATGATATAATGCGTAAATTCAACATCCAACGCATCAAAAACAAAATCCTTGTGAGCTGTCCAGAAAGCAATTTTGCCCTTATATCCACACTCTCGGAGTTCTTTGGCAATATCCACGCCATTTTCGTTTTTAAGTATTACATCCAAGACAATCATATCAAACCATTTTCCGTCCTTAACATCATCTATCAAGGGTTCCCCACTGAAATAACCGTCTATCGTATAATTCCGGTCACCGTTTTGCTTCAAAAACGGTTCAATCCGATGCTTAAAATACTCAACCTGTAGTTCACAATCGTCACAAATAGCAATTTTCATAGTAATCACCTTCCGTTTATCGCCTACGCTTCAACTTTCATCAGATTATCCTCATCTAATCAATTAATTATGGTAATATAGTAGCACTGAAACGGAAATGTGTAAATAGTTCAGCAGAAGTTCGAAAAAAATCGACATCTTAATACGTTGGTACAGCCTGCCAGATTACTCTGGGGAGGAGATGTGATCGTGAATGCAGGTTTTGCCATAAAAAGAGCCGGGGAATAAAATCCTCGGCTCGTTGCTGTTTATCCTTTGAAAATACGACCGCAACTTTTACATTGGTATTTTGTGGAGAACAATCCTTTACTAACGATCTGAACATTAGCACTACGACAAGTAAGAGCAGGGCATTTTATCTTTTGAGTCACTTTATCTATTTTCTTTCTTTTCCTCATTTAACATCCCTCACGTTTTCGATATATTTTGGCATAAACCACGCTGAATTGTGACCGCTCCAATAGTCGATACCATAATCAATAATTTCCCCATAAAGTGTCAAGTAAGTCCCTGGAACATAGTCTGTATTTTTGAAATCATAATCATTGGAGTATAGAATACCCACGTCATTGCCGCTTCCGTAGCTGTCGGTATCTTTTGAATAAATGCCAACAAGACTGCAATTACTGCTAAGATTATACTTTTCAGTCTTGTCGGAGATCATTAAATCATAAGGGTCTATTGTTGCAGTGCCTTCAACGTAAAGATCTATTTTGACAAACTGACCTTCCAGACTTTTCTTTGAGAAAGTAATATCTTCATACCACATTTCGGTACATTTTTTCTTGTATTCTTCCTCTGATAAAGAATTCATGTCTGTTTCTTCTTGAGTCATTTCAGCGTCTGCATAGACTTCTATGGGGCAAGCGCATAAAATTCCTGACAGCATTGCAACTATAAGTTTTCTTCTCATGGTGCATTCCTCCTTGGTAAAATTTGCATATATTATACCGCAAGATTCAATAATAGCATAGTCAAAACAGAAATATTTTTCATATTTTTATCCATTAAAAATGCAGTTTTATCGTTTTGCCCGATTAATTTGCACAAAAAGTGGTATAACTAAGTACATAAATTATAGACTAAAGAGGTATATATTATGAGGAAGATTGAGAGATTGCTGATCACAGCAGGAGTAATCTTCTTTGCAAGCTACATCATTCACTTGCCGATGTGCAATCAAGATTATTTACGTAAAAGCTTCATCCGCTTGGCAGATGATATGTGCAAGCATTCAACTTTAAGCCAGAGCATAAAAGAGATTCTAAGAACGAACGATATTGTAGAAATCACAGAAAATCCGGTAAAAACGAACTTTATATTTGTGAAAGTAAAGGTCATATTTGAAATCACAAATATTCCAGTTTATCGCTGGCAACTGGCAAGGGGAAATTTGGATGCTTTCCGTTTTATTGGACATAACATAAAATATAATGCAAACATAAGTTCGGAATCATATTTCCCACTGTCCAGACATATACTGTAGTAAAGTTTCGATTGGGAGGGTTATTTATGGATTATAAGAAAGAGATTATAAAAATGATAGATGAAATTGAAAGCCAAAAGATTTTGCGTT